ATGAAATTCGTAATACAGCGCGTTACACATGCCAAAGTTGAAGTTGAACAAAAAATTATTGGTTCCATTCAGAATGGCTACCTGGTATTAATCGGAATTGCTGAGGATGATAATGAAGAAATTGCAGATAAATTAGTTAAAAAGCTATTGGGATTAAGGATTTTTGCAGATGAGAATGGCAAGACAAATTTAAGTCTAAAGGATGTAAATGGATCCCTCTTGTTAGTTTCACAATTTACATTATATGCAGATTGTCGTAAGGGAAATCGACCGTCCTTTGTAAATGCAGGTAATCCAGAAAAAGCTAACGAATTATATGAATATATCATTGGAAAATGTCGTGACGAAGTTCCAGATGTACAAACTGGTTCCTTTGGAGCAGATATGAAGATAACTTTGCTGAATGACGGTCCATTTACAATTATATTAGATTCAAAAGACTTGATGTAAAGTCTGCTTTGTGCGTTGATAAGGTATATATAGTGGTAGTGAAGTATCTATTCGCAAAACTCGCTCGTAGTTTTGCGAAAATGTAGGCAACGCCGGAATGGTAGTTTGTGCCATGCGATATTCATACTCTCCCCTTTGAGCATGGCGCTTATAAACTATTCGCAAAATGGGTGTTTTGCTGAATAGATTAATGTACGATATAAAAAAAAATAAAATAGATAACTCATAATCAAGAGAAAGGTTATGAGCTATCTATTTTTTTTGTACTCATTTTGATAGATAGTTTTGGATGGCAGGGTGTTGCCCTACTTGACTATGGCAACACTTTTAGGGCATTAGGAAAAAAAAATGGCTTATAATGTGAAAATTACTGAATATGCAAATGGTCAATTAGAGGTTACAACGTATAAGCAGGGTGTTTATACAATGTTAGATGGCGAGAGTGCTTATCGTGCTGATATGATTGATAAAAATGCTGATGCTTTAGCGTGGCGGTTTGCATCTTATGTAATTGATGAAAAGACTGGACAAGGTCGTTTTATTCCTCGTATCGAAGATAGAGAATACTGTTATAATCCGTTTACTGAAAAGATTCAACGTGTTTATACGGATACTGATGAATGGGCTGATGAACGTAAAAAAGAACATTCCTTATATAGTTCACTCAACCGTACACGCTCGGCGTTGTATATGTACGCTAGGCAATGTAACTGGGAGTATTTTATCACGTTGACATATTCGCCGGATAAGATTATGAATCGTTATGACTTTTCGCTATGTATGAAAAAGGTGCGTACTTGGATACATGATTGTAAGAAACGAAAAGCGGTAGATTTATTATATTTGCTTGTGCCGGAACAACATAAGGATGGTGCTTGGCATATCCATGGATTGTTATGTAATACTACTGGACTAATGTTTACTGATTCCGGTAAAAGATATGACGGAAAAATTGTATATAACTTGGATGATTGGAAATTAGGCTTTTCAACTGCTACAAAAGTTACTGATACATATAAAGTATCTAACTATATAACAAAATACATAACAAAAGACTTATGCGCTATAACTTCGGGAAAACAGCGGTATTTTGTATCGAAGTCGATTCCAAAACCGAAAACATTTACCGCATTAATAGACACGAATGAAGTGGATGGTTTCATCCAGCAAGTAGCTGATTCCTACGGTGCTGATTTGGAGTATCAAAAGGATGTTAGCGGCTATTTGGATGTTAACTATAAATATTTTAAAAAAAGTCAAAAAGGAGAAAAGAAAGAGAATGGCAAACAGTGAAGAAAAAGAAAAAATGGCAGCATTTAAGGTTGTTGTAACTTCAAAATCTCAATCGCAGGCGGTATTTATTGAGGCGGTCGTTATACCGGAGATTGCCGCAGTATTGGAAAAGTACAAAAAAGATATTATTGAATTAGGAGAGGAGCAGTAAAAGGATGGTTAAATTAGTCGGATATGTAGAGATGAAAAAGAAAGTCGGAAAGATACTTTTTGTGGAACAGGATGGTGTTGATGGTTGCGTTGGTAAAGCAACTGATAAGATTTTTTTGTTTGATGATTTGTCACAAAAAATAAAGCCGGATTCTGTTGGACATGAGGTTATTGTCAGTTATAGTTGCGGCTATAATGGCAAGGCTTATGTTGCTGATGTTGTGGTAAAGTAGGTCTGCTATGGAGAGCGTAATAACTACAGAAGTGCCAGACGCAATTGCAGAAGTTGCATCAAGTGATTTGATTACTCATGCCGGGAATATGGAAGTATTGCTTATATGTGTATTGTTCGGAATCGGTGTATTGTGTGGACTGGTTGTTGCAAGAATATTGTTTAATAAGGTGAGGTATTAAGATGCAGACATATGATATTTATGGTGCAATTACAATCTTCGGAATGGGTATTGTAGGTGGTTTTCTATTCGGTTGTTCATGTGAAGTTATATCATTTGCAATCGGTGGAATTATAAAGATTTTCAAAAAAGCATGAAGGGAGGATTTTTGCAATGGAAGGAATTCAGACTGCATTAACAGAAGCTTTCACAACTGTTGCTACCAATTGTAATACTGCAATTGCCAATGTATTACCTATCGCATTGGGTGTTGTTGGCGCCGTAATGGTCGTTACGTTCGGTATTAAGGTTTTCAAAAAGCTGACAGGTAAAGCGTAAGAAACATTTTGCAACTGGCTGGCATGGAACGAGTTTTCCATGCCAGTTTTTAAATTAAAGGAGATAATATAATGAAAACAATCGCTAAAAGAATATGTATGGTGTTTATGGCTTGCTTTCTATCAGTATCAACTGTTGTATGCGATTACCAACAAGCACAAGCGGCAGAGTGGGCGTATACTCTATGGTCGCTGAGTGAAGTTGTTGGAACGCTTCTCGGTATGTTGGGAATTACATGGACTGCAGCAGAAGTATATGAAAATCATGATGAGATGGAAAAAGATGCTCGTTCAATACTTGGTTCCATGAAATCTGCTGTTGATTCTGAGATGGATGGAATAAACGAAACGTTTGATATTTGGTTGGATGGTGTGGTACAAGATGCTCAGGAGACTGGACGTATTGTTATGGATGCTGGCTCGGATGGGTGGCATAAGTTGAAAGAATGGGCGGCAGAGATGTTCGCCGGAACTGATGGTTCAAAGGTCGGAAGTAAACCACACGAAGCTTATCCAACATTAACGCCGGGGTCAATTGCAGATACGCTTTCTATTGAATTACCGTATTTAACCACTGCACAGATGGAGCAGATAAAAGCTAAGTATGATGATACGGATTTTAACGCGTTGACTATTTATAAATACCAATCAAGTCAAACTAAATTATATCCATATGCTGGGTCTGACATTCCATGCACTGTATATTATTATTATATTACTGCCTATAATGTGCCGGATAAAGCAACTGTAAAAGGGCGGTATGCAGGCTATAATAATTATTCCGGTGGCTTGGTTTACGATATATATAATGCGGATGGGACGCTATATAATACAATTAATGCAATGTCGGGGAATGGTATGGTTTATCAAGTTGCTATAGGTACTGACAACAAGCCTATCTATCGTTATGCGCCTAGTTATGGTGTAAGTAAAGCTATTGAAGCAACGCAAGGTACATATTTATTTAATGGTAGTATTACTAATAAGTATGGTGTAGCGCAATTAATTGATTGCGTAAATTGTAAGGGGCGTGTTTTGTATTCAACAATTCCGATAGATGGCGTGCGTGGAGATTTAGCACCGGATGTTATATTCCCCAATATCTTAGGTGGATTGTCTGTACCAGATTCTATATTAGATTTGATAAATAGTGGAACTTATCCCGATGCATATGATGTTGTTACTCCGGGGCAAACTGCTGGAGAAGATGAAGCAGGAAACAGAGTTATAAATGGTGATATTGATGTCCCAGTGTCAGATGTTCCAGTTGGTGGAGTAGCAGAGGGTGACGCAGTTATTGATTTACCTATACCGGGAGTAATTCCAGTTGATAAAGTTGGGGATGTTGTTATTGATACGGATATTCCAATTGATGATGTTATAGACGATTCAACTAATCCAGATCCGCCAACGGATGATAAAGATAACCAATTAAAGTATGAAGGATGGACAACTATTTTCCCGTTCTGTATCCCATTTGATTTGGTTCGGTGCTTCGAAGTATTAAAGGCAAAGCCTGTTGCTCCAGACTGGGAATATACTCTAAGGGTTGATTCGTTGAATTTTGAATATACATTCCATCTAAATTTTAACAAGGTACGACCACTGGTAACAATATTTAGGACTGGAGTATTACTGACATTCATTGTTGGTCTAATTTTGGTAACACGAAACATTATAAAAGGATAGGGGGATTTTTATGGATTTTTCAGCAGTATCTGGTATATTTGATAAGATATTAAAGTATTTACCAACAAGTCCATTTATAACATTTATAAATAAAATGCAGGACTTACCATACTTAGGCTATCTAAATTACTTCTTGCCTATAAGTCAGATTATTGCAATTGGTGAAGCGTGGCTTGTGGCGATTGGTCTGTTTTACGCATATCAGATTGTATTAAGATGGATTAAAGCAATAGAATAGGGGGAATGTATTTTGATAACGTTATATTCTGGAACGCCGGGTTCTGGTAAGTCGTTACACTTAGCGGAAAAGTTGTATTATAGGATTCGTTCCGGGCGTCCAACAATCTGCAATTTTGATGTTCATGTAAATTATAAGAAGATAAAGGCTAAAAGATTCTATGATTCATTCTGTTATATCGACAATCTGGAACTGACACCGCAAAGACTTATAGATTACTCGCAAAAGTTATTTAAAAATAAAAGACCAAAAGAGGGTAGTATATTATTAGTAATTGATGAGTGTCAGATTCTATTTAATTCAAGGGATTGGGGACGTACTGGACGTAATGAGTGGCTATCATTTTTTACACAGCATCGAAAATATGGATATGATATTGTTCTGGTTAGCCAGTTTGACAGAATGATAGATAGACAGATACGTTCTCTAATAGAATATGAATTTGTCCATAGAAAAGTATCTAATTATGGTTGGATGGGAAAAGTATTATCCATATGCAGTATAGGCAATTTATTTGTATCGGTTAAAATCTGGTATCCAATGAAAGAAAAGGTAGGTAGTCAATTCTTTAAGGCTCATAAAAAATACTATAGTTTATATGATACCTATAACATATTTACAACGCCTGGTTGAATGGGTGGGGCATGGGGTCCCCACCATGATGCCAGGCGTTGCGATATGTTAAAAAATCATATAACCATTTTTGCGTAGCCACATTACGAATAATATGATTACAAAAGTCGCAACAATTCCGCAAATATCGGTAAGAACGGATTTGTTCCCTCTGCCAGATACACGATATGTCTTAGGTTTAATTTTGATTTCTTTGAATCTGTTTTTTCTGCTCATGATGTACCCCCTATATCATTAGAATGAATAATTGTATTGTAACATATCTTATAGTGGGGCGTCCAGTAATCCCGAAGTAGCAAGTAGGAATTGGCGCAAGCGCAGCTTAGCTAAGCTGTGCTTGTTCGCCTATGTATATAAAAGACTATTTTTGTCAACGGCTCGTTTTTTTAGCCGCTGTTTTTGCGACCTAAAAAAATAACCAACGGTTACCGTTTACTAAAATTGGCTTTTATGTCGGTAGTAGCTTGCATTCAAAAAGATAACGCAATTATTTTAGTGGTGGCAGATTACTGGTAGCGAATGACCAGTAATTATATAATGAGCTCCAACCGTGTGCATCTGCACACGGTTTTATTATGGGAAAATCTTCGGATTTTCCCTACCTTTGCGCATATAAAAAAGTGTGTCAACTCCTTGCTTTTGTGAAGCAAAAGTTTTATTCGTAGATGGTTTTTATCTGCGAATAAAAGGGTTTACACGCTGTTTTATGTGTGCTAGATAAAAAAAAGTTGACATCCGTGCGTTAGTGTAGTATATATAGGGTGTGAGTTATCTATTCGCAAAACACAGCTTTTACGAATAAATACTGCCATTTTAAGCCGGTTAGCACCGACGCACGCATAAATGCCTTTGACCTATGCAGGCATTCCCTTATGGCTGTTTCAGAGCTTTTTATAGCCACATTGTAAGCCATTTTTTTTTCCTAATGGGTAAGAAGTGTTGCCATAGTCAAGTAAGGGCGACACTTTTTTCTTCACGTTGTCCGCTTGTCTGTGGGCGCGCAAGCTGTACGCCCAACAGACGGCGCTTGAGTATTCCCCAGTACCAGTTTTGCCCCGAGTGACGAACCACTACATACGTCCTGACCATGATTTTGGTCATTGATTTTCAGATAAATACTTGGTGCGCATGAACCCGAATTACGGTGGTTTTAAGGCTGACGCAGGGCAACCGATAAAGCATGGTCACCCTAGGCAGTCAGCCTACCACCTATTCCCCTACGCACAAGCATTTTTCTTACAATCAATGACACCCTATTGCATTTTATGATTCTGTATGCTACAATTCTGGCACAATTTCATATCGGGGCGTAAGCCCTTTAACAGTCACAACCTACTCCGGCTTGTGGCTGTTTTTAATTTACACAGACAAATCCCTAGGAATGCCTTTTACGCACATACGCATTTATTTAAAGTGCTGTCCGCACCGTAAAAGCTGGCATTTAGCGCAATCTTTCTAAGCACTTCGGGCGGAGTAAATCCGCCCTACGCAGAAAGACTATATATCCGTTCGTCCGGATTCCACCGAGAAATATATCACAGATGCCCCTCGACTGGTCTTCGGGTACGGGTAGATATATTTTTATCAGCCAAGGTAACAATCTTCCCTTACGGATATATGACGGTCTTCTAAGCATGTACTACATGCCTTATATCGACTTGCGCTAA